TATTTGCATTTTTGTTAAAATCGTGATATAATATTTATATTAAAGTTAATGAGATTGATATGACAATTCACCAATTATCATTCCCTCGTAATCTCGCTTATCATGAAATTACATTTCAATTGTTCTCGTCGCATAAGCGTAAGAGAACACCTTGTGATTTTTATGATTTAGCGAGAGAGACTACGATATATCGTGTCAATCATCATAACTAAGATGGAACAACGATAACCATCTAACCTAAACAACCCCATTCGGGGTCTTTCCAATCATTCCTTAACTTAACTAAAGCTGTATCTGACATTTGACAAACTTTTGCCAACTCAAATTTTTTTAAAGGGTTATTTGACTGTATGTAATTAATACGGTTAAGGATGAAGTTTTTGAAAATTATTCTAGACTCGTTATACACCCGCTGTGGGGTACTCTTTAGATTAGAGCACCCGCTGTGGTTTTAGTCTGGTTGAACGATTCGTATGTTACGAACCTCTGTTGTGAATGTGAAGTCTGGGTCTCTCAGAGTGATCGCCATTTGATTCTTCAGCTGGGGTAGAACTCGTGGTTCATTTACTACTTCAAAGTATTGTCCATACTTGTTAATAATCTCCCTTAGTTTTTCGTTGTTTGGTAGTACTTTAGCGTATCTCATCATCATATTCCTCCCTTAGATTTTCTACTAATACTTTTAAATCTGCTTTCGGAGACTTCTCTAATCCTGCTAGACTTTCATATTCTAGTCCCAGCAGATTCGATAGTTCTACTACTAACTCTTTCTTTGTTACAGGGTCTTCGCCTGTCTTTGTTTTGTAGACAGTCTTTTCATAGACTCCCTCTCTACTTAGTTTACCTATGATAGATTTTACACTCTTATTCAAATCCTCAGCTAACATATCTACTGTTGCTCTTTCTGGGTTTGCTGTGTATGCTTCTACCATATGGTTTACTTGCTCTTGCGTATAGTTCGCACTCATATTATCTCTCCTAGTTCATCTTCCTCATCTTTTGTTAGATTATCTACTATTTCTAGCACTTCTTTTCTATCCAATAAGAATCTGGTCATTAAAATTCTGACATTATCTTTCTTGATGATGCCTAATGCTTCGTTTTTCTCATAATCATGCTCGACAGCAATTCTTAGTCCTTCACTTAATGTTAGCATTGTTTACTCCTTACATAATTGTCAATTAAATCTTCCACACTAGAGGGCAGTTTAATTATAGTTTTATTATTATTTACTACTTTTACTACTTTGCCATTGTTGTAGTAAATAAAGTAGCCTTTACCTTTTTGGTAGTCATGGGACTCAATCTGTTCGCCCCATGTCTCCGCCTCGATCATTAGTTTTCGTTTTTCTACTAAGTTTGAGTACTGTGTCATATCCTGCTCCAAAAGTTATCTGCTATCTCATCTAACACTTCGTTAGGGTATATAACCTCTCCACCAATCTTTACTTCGTCATACCAATCAAAGTCTTCTGCAGTTGTATCTATGTCAGGGAATCTTTCATTAAATTCCTGTACTAATTCATCTCCATCAGTCTCGTAGTAGTCTCCTTCCCAAGCATACCAGCCTTCATCTTGCTCTTTATCAGAACCAAAATACTGTTTGCCCATGAAGTTTCTAAACTCATCTTCATAAGTCATACTTGCTGTTACTTCAGTATCATACTTACTAGCAAAGTACTCAATTAGATTTAATACTAACTCTTGTGGTTGTCTCCATGCACTGTAGCCATTAATCATACAGTCTTGCATTTCGTCAACGTTACACCATTTAGCACCTACTTCATTACAGTACCAGTCATATGCGTTTTCTAAGTCTCCATCTTTGTCAAAAGATTTAGTAGTGTTACCCATGAATGGTTGATTTTCTATATAGTCATAGTCGTCGTACTCGTATGGATTACCTTCGTAGTCTACTCTTTTGCTTCTGACCTTTTTTATGTTCTCATTGAATTGGTCATCTTCGATTCCCTGTAATTCAATTGTAAAATATACATGATTTGCCATTATTTTAAATTCTCCCTTATAAAGTAGGCACTTATTAAAACTCCTACTGTTGTAAATAATCCTATTACTGCGAGTATTCTTTCAATTATTTCCATTAGATGTCTCCCTCTGCTCTTACTTCAGAGCGTATGATTTCAAAACCGTTAGGATATCTACTCTCTAGTTTGTTAATATTCTCGTCCATTACTTCATCAGGTGTGAATCCTAAAGCTATGCAGCCTTGAACCCAGTACCAAAGTACGTCACCTAATTCTCTTTTCATGTGAAAAATCTCGTCGTTTGTGAACTGTGTATTGTTCTGAAACACTTTCTTTTTCACTACTTCTGCAAACTCTCCAGACTCTGCCATCATGCCGATCAATGCAGTCATCAATCTTGCCATATCTATCTCACAGTCTATTATTTTTCCTTGAAATACTGTGTGTTCGCCCATTAGTTTGTCTAATCTGTCGCACATTTTAGTAGTATCTTTACTTGTTTCTGATGTGCAGCTGTCTACAAATTTTGCATAATCATTAATCTTACTCATTAGTGTAGCACCTCTGACATTGGTAGTTCTACTACTAACTCTGTGTCTTTAATCACTCTACCATCTGCCAACTCTATGTTGTAGTAGCGTGGGTTTTCATACCTTGGGTTGCCGTGCCATTGTTCTACGTATGCACTTAGCTCTCTTGGTTTGAAGATTCTTTTTATTGTACTGCCGTTTGCATTCATTCCTACGGCAAAATGTCTATAATTTCTCATTGCTCTTCCTTTTCTGTTATTTTTATTAAATCGTCTAGTAACTGTGTATGTTCTTTTGTGAGCATTGCTATTTCTTCGTTTAGATACTCTAAGTGTTCCAACGCTTCTTTTAGCAATTGCTCGCAATTTTCTATTTCGATATGTAAACTTTTTACTATATCTTTGTCTTGGATAGTTTTCCTACTGGGAAACTTAATTAGTTTTCCCACTATCTTCCTTGGCCTCTGTACTTCTTGAACGAACGCTTCTTGCTTTTGTTCTTGTTCGCAGAGATGTTTCTATGAGAGTCGCCTTGTGCTGTTTTCTTTACATGGCTTTTGTGTTGTGTTCCGCTCCACTTCATGACTGCACCTCCACCCATTCTATTTTGATACCTCTACGTTGAAGTTCGTTTACGCACTTCTGTCTTACTTTAGGTTTCATGTTTGAACCTTTAGAGTTTATGTACTCAAAGAGTTCTTCTTTTTTCATTGTGTGCATGTAGAAGTGTTCCATTGGTAATTTGTTTGCTGGCACGCCTCTTACATATTTTCTTGCACTTGGTTTGAATTTTACTGGCATATTGCTCTCCTGTTATATTGTTAAATTAGAGGAAGTCTTTTCATCTTCCAATACGCTTTCAGTTACGACCTCTACATTCATTCAATTCGGAAAATGTAGTTTCCTTTTTTATTTATAAGTATATTATACTTGGTTTATTCTATTTGTCAAGAACTATTTTAAAGTATTTACTATTTTTGTAAGGAGAGAAAGCCTGCCTTCTGCTTTTACATTGTAGTCAATGTTGTGCCATTCACCGCATGTAGTGTGTACTCTTTCTTTTAGTAGTGTCATTTGATCATACTTTGATAAAGCAACTGCATCATTCGGTGAGAACTTCCACTTAGTGAGAGGAGACACTTGTCTGTTTCCAATCCTTGCTGTTTGTTCTTCTTCGCTGATGCTTAGCCAACACTTGATAAAGGTTACATCTTGGTTGGCCTCCCATTGCATTACTTGTGCCATGAAGTCTTCGTACTGTGAGTCTGTACACCAACCATTTAGTTTTTGTACCATTGCTCTACTGTACCAGCTTCTATCAAAGAATACAATCTGGTTGTCGTTAGGCATTTTCATTTCCCAACTTTCTAACCAGTTTGCCATGTCCCATTGAGAAGGCATTGCTGACAAAGAGATAGAATACTTACTTGTTGGCAAATAGTGTGTTAGCTCACGGATAGTGCCTGTTTTTCCTGCAGTATCTCGCCCTTCTAATATGACGGCTACTTTTCCAAAGTCTTGGTCTACTATTTTATTAAGCTCTATTTGTTGTTGCTCTAATTTTGTCATGGTTCTCCTTTTTTATATACATATATTATACAGGAGTTCAGGAAAAATGTCAAGAAATTTTTTAAGATAATGTTGAAAATTTTGATCTGAATGATCGTGGGATAAAAAAATGGGACACCGAAGCATCCCACCAAAGTTTTTGTATTTTTAAAGTGGTCGTGTCGGAATTACTCACGAACCTATCCACTGTTTGCATTATTTAAAGTCCAAACGCTATTGACTATAAGGTATCTACTATTCAGTAGGCGACAGGGCGACTGCCATTCTCCTTACGCTTAGCTTTTATACTGTTCCAAGTCTGCAGTTTGTCGTTATCATGTCAGTGCTTTCTGCCCCTCTTACCCTACTCTCCGACTGTTTACACAGGTGGCGTGGGATATCCTCGCAGATAAGCGGTGGAGTTCTCTGTATTCTAACTCCTTACCCTAGTTCACTCCCTGAGGAGTGGGTTTGCTACTTAGTATTTTTCGATTTGACAGCTAAAGCTGAATCGCATCTAATCTACAAGCGTGGTTTCCTCACTCTAGATTGCTTGTCTGGTCATAAGCCACCCTTTCAATTACCTCTGCATTAGTAAAGCCGAAGCTCGTAACGTCCATTAATGCAGTAAAACAAACCGATTTTATACTTTCGATAAAGTGCCTAAGCGTTTTGGTTCGTTATGCTCCGCTTATCGCCGTTGCTTTCGTACTATGTACTAAGTTCGCTGGTCTTATCGGAAGTAGCCCCTCAACTTGTTAACGCATAGGTTCATGCGACTATGTTTCACTCCTTGCTGCGGAAGGTATCTCACATAGTGAGTATCAAAAGCGGACATTTTTCTCAGTTAACGCAATCTCATATATATCAAAAGAGCATACGGCAGTTTTTTACGTGACGCCTCACTGGGTAAGCAACTGAAGGATTATTTATTCGCTCGCTCCGAAGAGGTCAATGCTAAATCATTTATTTTTTCCTTTACTCAGCTACTTTCATTCTATTTTGTTTCTGAATATATATTATACTAACTTTGAAACCATTTGTCAAGAAGTTTTTTAAATCATTTTTCTTGACCCCTTTCGGGGAGAGAACTCGATGCCTTCGCATCAATTTCTCTCTTTTTTCATAATATAAGGATATTATACAGAAATTCTAATCATTTGTCAAGAAGTTTT